CAACCCAAACATCTATTTCCGTTCCATCCTTCGGCGCGCTCTCAATCGGTTGCCACTCGCTCATCTTCATTCTCCGGTTGGACACTCTCAAGCCCGGCGTCAGCAGCGCGCGATAAAATCGCCCGGCTTGCTCTGCGGGTTGTGAACTTCGTTCAACTTGTTCTGGTGCTGCTTCGGCCCCATGCTCGGGTCAATTTCATGCTTGAACACAAGCGCGAGGTGATTGCGGATCATTTCGACTTTATCAGGGGCCAACCCGCTTTTGGTTGCGCTGATCTCAAAATAGCCTTGCAGCCAAAAACAAAAATCACGGCTCTGCATTTTTCTGCTCCTTCGGTTGGACACTCTCTCAAAAAGCCCTTTTCCCCTCAGAAGCGGCCTTTCGTGTCCAACTTCTGAAAACGGGACTGTAAACGCTACGTTGTGGCACAATTCTTGGCCGCACCAAGCACTAAAACGCATCGTTTGATTACAGTAGCTTACGCCTCCGATTGTCCAACTGCCTTGCCGGGTTGGACAATAGAAGTTGCGATTTCGTTCCGATTGAGCTTCGCCGCGCCCTCGTGCGCCAGCCTCCGGCGATCCGCCGCGCGCGTGTAGAGCGAAGCCATTCCGCCGCCCGTCCATCCGAAAATCGCCTCAAGCTGGGCGACGGTCGCGTGGTTCTCCGCGCATCGTGTCGCGGCAATCTTGCGAACGCCATGCGCGCCCTTCCTGACGCCAGCGGCGCGGGCTGCGTCTGAGAACATGTTGCCGAACGATTCCTTGGTGAGCGGCTTGCCTGTCGCGCCACAGATGAACGCCAGATCACCGGTCGGCCCAGCGTTCAACGTCGCCGCCAGCACGGGCAGGATCGGAATCGACACCTCAACTTTACGCCCGCTCTTTTCCGTCCTGATGGACAGGAAGCCGTCGGCTCCGATGTGCTGGCGTCCGACCGTCACGGCATCGCCCCGGCGCAAGCCCGTGTAGAGCAATACGTCGAGCCAAACGCGCTCTTTGGTGCCGATAGGCCAGCGGCGCTCATAGGCGGCCACGTCTGCCTCGGTCCATGCCGGGAAGCCGCCGCCCGTGCGTTTCTTGGGGTTCTTGACGCCTGCGGTTGGGTCCACCTTCACAAGCTGCGCCTCGTGCGCCCAACGGAAAAGCCCGCGCATCGCGTCAAGGAAATTCCTGGCCTGCGCTGGCGTCTCTTTCCGGTTGTCGCGGCCCTTCACAATCGCGGCTTGCGTGATCGAAGCCAGCCGCTTGTCGCCAGCCTTCGCCAGCACGCCCTTGAAGATGTTCTCCCGCTGCCGCCGCGTGGCCCCTGACAGGTCCGCCCATGCCGTGCTTCCCCGATAGCGGGCAATGAGCCACGAAAGCGTTCCTGCGGCTTCCCTGACCGGCTGCGGGTCTCCCTCGTCGCTCATGGCGGCCTGATAGGCCGCATGAAACTCCGGCGTCCCGAACGCGGCGCGAATCCGCACCTTCCGGCGACCGGGGCGGCGCACGTACCAGATCGTCTGACCGTGGCGCGTGACTTCCATCGAAGTGTAGGGCAGGCGGGGGCGGGGCATGGCGTCGATCACAGGTCCACAACCTCCGGCTCGTCAACCGTCTGCGGTGGGGATATCGGGGGCAACTCGACCGGCTCACGCAGATCTACGGCGACCTCGGCGCTACCCACCTTGACTGTAACGCGCGCCGCTCCCTGCCGCTTGGCGGCGCGAATGACGCGCTCCACGTCTGCTTGCCGGAAAGGGGCGGGGCGGTTCATGCTACCCTCGACACGTTGTAAGCGGTCCGCTCGGCAATCCAATCCTCATCGGCGTTGACAAACACGGCTTGAACGAAAATCTTTTTTTCAAACTGAAAGCCGGGGCCATATTTCTGGCGGCGGATATGCCCGCGCCGTAAATGTGGGCGGCGATTGACGCCGATGCCCGCCTCGCTTCCTTGTAACTCTGTCACATTGCCGATGCGCAAGGTTGTCGTTTTTGAATACGAGTTTTTGCCGATCCCAAGTTTCGCCAGCTTGCTCGTCTTGACTTCGCGGGTCACGTTTCGCGTAGCCAACAAAACGCAAAACATTTTCAACACGCGCTCAATGGTCTCGTCGCTTGTTATATCATGTCGTCTGATTGATCTGCCATGAAGAGACATAAACCAATCGTGCTTTGGCGCGCCGTCCTGCGGAAATGTGAATGAATAAGTTATATCGTACGGGGCCTGGGCAAAGACGCACTTTTGTTCTTGCGCTAATTCGATTAGACCGCCGACAGCGTTATCTCGTTCGTTGTCCTCTTTTGACGCATTGTTGAGGCGCGCAAGTTCAGCGATGTAGTGCTCCCGGAAGCGCCCAAGGCTTTTTGCGTAAGCCAGAAGCGGCATCCGCACATCAAACTCCGCATACGGCGGCTTCGCAATGTCCATTTCAACCATATCCGCATAAGTCGCCTCGACTTCCTCAACACTGAGGCTGTTAAGCAATTCGGCACCGATTAAAAAAAGCTGGCGTGACATAGGCGTGCGGCGGCTCATCCCCGCTCCCCGTCAGCTTGGGTAAAGGCTGCGCGGGCGCGGGTCATGGGCGGGCCACCAAAAAGCGAACGCCGTCCACCAGCAAAAGCAACGAAACGGCAAATAGCAAAAGCGCAAAAGCCTCAACATCAAGCATGGAAAGCGGCGCACCGATCCATGCCATCAGCGCAATTCCAAAGGTCAGTGACGCGGCGGTAATGCGCGTTACCGCGCTGTAGATGGACAAGAGTCTATCGCGGCGGCTCATTGCCTCCCCCCGAAGTTATAGCGCTCATTCACCTGGTGATGATCGACGCCGGCAAGCAGTATCGCGCCCAACAGGGCAAGCAGGGTCAGTGCGAGGATGAGGCGCGCGGTCATGGGGCCTCCGCTTTCGTAAGCGAGGCGCGTCCTGCTTCGCTGATAACGTCGCGCTCGCTCATGCCTCGGTAATTTTCATCGTCAAGGCATACGCGCGTTATCAGGCCGCCGTTTCTGAGCGCCCACACAGCCCGATCTGATACCAAGGCGCGGTCGCCGTCAGTGAACCAACCAAGCTCGCCATCTTGTGAGTAAGCAATCGAGTCGCCCGCAGCGAGCCGGTGTAGCGCCTCGTCTGTGTTGTCGATCTCGCGGCGGGTCATCCCTGCGGCTCCGGGTTGGCGCGTTCAGCAATGCGCGCTTGCGCTTCCCCGCCGTGGTAAACGCCTGCCAGATACACAAGCATGATGGCGTCACGCCCGAACTTCGCGACGGCGGCGGCAACGTGTATCTTTTCTGATAGCACGCGGTATCGCTCCAATTCCTTGTTGCTGAATCCGCTCAGGTCTGGCAGTAGCGATACTGCTTGCGCGGGCTTGTTCATGAGCGCTCCGGGGAGAGGGCGGCTATCAGCTTAGCGAGTAGGCCACCACGAACCATCTGCGGCTCGCCTTCGCGCGTTGCATCGAGATACTTGTCCAGCCACTCTCGGGCCTCCGTGCGCGCCGCCTCCAACGCCTCGACGCGGGCGGCGGCGGCGGCTGTGAGATATGCGGCGATGCAATCTCGCGCCGCTTGTTCCAGATACGTCACGGGCTCGCGAAACAGCGGGCGAAGTGTTTCAACCGCAACGTCTAGGGCTTTCGCATCCAGTTTCATATCTCGCTCCTGTACATCGGCCTCTGGGGCGGTAGTGTCTTTGCAAGCGGGCGGCTTGCGCGGCGTTGTGGCTCGGCTTTCGGCATCGGGGCGGTTTTCAGTGTCGGCGGTTTGCGTATGCCGAGCGCCTTCGCCTCTTGCCGCTTTACCTTCGCTGCTAGTTTCGTGTCCTGCGGGTTCTTGATTGAGTAACAAGGCTCACAAATCAATTCGGCGTTTTCGATTACAGGTTCGCCGCCGATTGCATCTGCAATCACATGGTCGATCTGCCAGCGCTTCGCTATCGCGCGGCATTTCTCGCAATAGGTTATGCCGTCGCGCGTGGCGCGCTTTACGACTGCGACCTTGATTGCTTTGGTGAACTCACGGCGCTTGGTCATTGTATCTCGTCGTTCTTGGCGGCTAGCTTCCCTTCAAACCCCGCACCATACAGCGCAAGCACGGCATGGTACTCGCGCTGCAAGAGGCCAATTGCATCTTGCAGTGCGTCCAGCTTTTCAATGTCGCTCAAGCTGTCAAAGAGTGAAGTAATAGTAACGTCGGCCTCTCCGTGATTATCGCTCCACATCACGGTGGCAATCTTATTGCCCTTGAAGCGCTCGCCATCCCATCCGCGTGTAAACCTGTCAGTCATGGCTATCCCCGTCCACCTTGCGAAACCGCGTCTCAGGATTTTCCCGCACGTACTCGGCAAACTCGTCTTCATCGGCAACAACCTTGTTCGGATACAGCGCCCGAACGATCAATGTAATTATACCAAGGATTGCGGCTAGTATCATCAACGCAATGATAATGTCTGCGCCTGTCCACATCATGCGGCCTCCCCGTCTAAATCGCGGAACACAACATTCCGCTCCGCTCCAAATACTCCGATCAATTCAATCAGGTCCGTCATTTCCTGCTTCGTCATATCGCTTGTCCGCATACCGAGCGGCACAAATGACCCGCTGTCGATTCCTGGCACTACTCGCGCCTTGCGTAGCGATGCGCTAAATACGTCTTTCCAGTCCTCCGGGCTGAGCTTTTGCCCGTACCATTCGACTTGTTCGCTCACTTCCGTAAGGCGTTGCCACATGAGCGAGTTTTGATCGACCGAACGGCGCGGGGCTTTGAACTCAACTCTTGTCCCGTGCGGAAGGCGGCGGCACCAATCAGCCGCCTTGCGCCGTATGTCTTCGGCAGTGAGGACGAGAAGCGCGCGGGTCATCGCCATTCCATGCTGAACAGGATGTCATCATCTATAGGCGCGCGCCCGCGTCCCGCCGCGCGGTCAATGTCCTCGCGACGATAAGCCCTAGTTTGGTCTGGCGCTTCCCGCCGCGCAGGGCTTTCGCCTTCATCCTTGCGCCCGTCAAGCAGCGTCAGTTCGCCACGGAAGCGCTGCAAAACAACCTCAGTCACCTTGCGCTGATTGCCGTCCTTGTCGGTAAACTCGCGGGTCTGTAGCTGGCCTTCCAAATAGACCTTGCTGCCTTTCTTGCAGTAGGCTTCCGCGACCTTGCCAATCGCATCATTGAAGATAACGACATTGACCCATTCGGTACGCTCTTTGCGCTCGCCTGTGGCCTTGTCGCGCCATGATTCAGAACATGCGAGGGAGAACGAAACAACAGCATTGCCATTGTTCAAGCGCCGCACTTCCGGGTCGCGCCCGAGGTTGCCGATCAATACGACCTTGTTGACGCTGCTCATGCCGCTGCCTTTTCGTAGATGTTGCGGAGGGACGCTTCCTTGTCGGAAAGCTCTTTCAGGAACGCCTCAACCTCTTTCGTGATTTCGGCTATGCGCTCGTCATCGCGTTCAAGCCGCTTGACGAACAGCCGCATGGTTTCAGGCAAGCGCGGGTCATAAGACACGAAGTCGCACCACGCCCGGCCCGTGCAGGCCATCTGCCAAAGCATTTGCGTCACGTATTCGGACGGGATCGACCGGCCCAAAAGCGTATCAATGTGGATCTTCGTGTTCGGGCATTTGATTTCCAGAAGCCCGTCATCGCCCACAAGCCCATCAGGACTCGCGCCGCACATCGCCAGCGACGGATGCGCCACAAAGCCGACCGTTTCGACAACTACGCCCGCATGGAACTCGTATGACGCGCGGGCTTCGTCCTCGGTTGCCGTACCCCAAGCCATCGCAGCATTGGTGTACTTGTCCGCTGAAACGCCAGTAAGGCGCTCTGCGATCAATTCGGCCATGTAGTTGCCGCGCCCGGCTCCGTAGCCTGATTTCGTTTTGGCGAGTACGTCAGAAACGCGGGAAGCCGTAACCTTGCCAAGTCTGGCGGCCTTCCATTCGTCGCTTCCCTGAATAAGCGTTTCGCTTTCCATCACGCTCCCGCCATCTTTTTGAGGTCCATCAGGGCAGCCGGGCCAAGCGTCTTGCGATCCGCCGCTGTCAGTGTCTTGGTCCACCATTCACCGAGGGCGACTAGCCCATCGTCCTTGGCGATGCGTTCGCCTTCGGCGCGTAGATCAGCTGCGTCTGCTGGTGGGTTAGCCGCGCGCCCGTCATCGTCATTGCTCGACGCAAGCCCAAGCATCTGGACCAGCGAGTAGCGCTGCAAATACGTGAGCGTCGAGCCAATCGCCTGAATGGCGTTCTTCGATCCGCTGCCATCTGGCGGCCCGGCAAGCGTCGTGGTTTCCGAATGGCCGTCCTTGTGCGACAAGATGCAAGTGACGTTGATGCGGTCGGTTTGCTCTGTGCGGAAACGGTAGGTGAGGCCGTGCTTCGTCAACACCGGGTCAACGGTTCTGGCAATGGCCGCAAAGTCTGCATACCGCTTTTCATTGTGGCCCGTGGCGTTGCGCACGATAGGGCCTATCTCGCCTTTGGCGGCGGCTATGGCGGCGTCAAACGCCTTGCGCGCCTGATTGGCTTCCCACCGCTCTTGCAAGCCCATAAGCTTTTCAAGCACGGTCACATCAGCGCCGCGCGTCAATGCCGTGTTGAGCATTTCCATAGGCGTGACGGGCTGCGTCGATTGCATCGCCCCGCCCTCAATTGTCGTTAGTTCCCTTGCTGCGTTGCTCATGCCGCCTTCCTCCGTCGGTTGTCCCGGCGCAAGATGCGCGCGGTAAGCTCTCTCATTTTACGTTGCGCAATAGCGGCCTCGATTGACCGGCCCTTGGCGTGCTTTGCCTTCGCGGCTTCGTATCTGGCGCGAGCTTCGATGTATTGCTGATCGAGCGTTTTCATGCGAACGCCCCCAGCCTTCGCGCCAGCGCAATCGACTTAATCGTGTCCATGTGCGGCTCAACTGAAATGACGCTCAAGCCAAGTTGAGGGCATACCTTGCGCGCCAGACAATCAGCGACGGCCAAATCATCAAGCAAGTTGACGGTCTTTGGTATCTCGTCAGCTATCGCAAGCAGGACGCCTTCTGATAGTGTTTCAGCGTCGGTCATGGCGACACCATCAGGACTGCGCCGACAAAAGCGGCGATGCAGATAAGTTCGAATGTTGTGGAGAGGGCGGCGCGCATCATTGATCGCGGCCTTCGATTGAGCGCTTCATGGCTTCAATAGTCGAAAACGTCTCGCCCTTGATCTTGCTGCCGCGCGGCTCATAGTAATAAAAGCCGTCTGCATCTCGCTTGATTGATCCCGCTACACGCCCGTCGAGTTTGACGGTAATGCAGAACGGCTTTAGCCCCTTGTGCATATAGGTGATCATCACGCCCCCCAACTTGTTTGCTGCCGCGCCCATTCGTTGTACCGGCGCGGATCGGGTTCGCCTTCGTCTTCGTCAGACGGAGGAAACCAAGGCTCACGATTCAGAACGCGGCGGATGATTGCGCAAGCTTCATCGCCCGGCTCTTGTTCAAGGCGCTTGCTTTGCGCGTCGAGAGCTTCGGCAAGTTCCGCCATTGCATCCGCACACGTGCCGGCGACAGGATCGACCTTGTAGCAAGCGGAGATTTCCTCCCATTGCTCGGTCCAAACGAGGTCCGCAATCAGGCAAAGCTGCTCATCGAGCGGCTTGGCAACGTGGTCGTTTTCGTAGCTGTATTTGCCTTCGCAGATGACTGTGTAGAAAGCGCTCATCACTTGCCCCCTGTAGCTTTGGAGAGGGCGGCGCGGGCCTCTGCGATCGCCTCGCGCTGGGCTTGCGGAAGGTCATCGCCGTACACGGCAAAACGCTCAACCATCTTTGCAAGCGCCTCGTACATATCCGGCGCGGCGGCGATCAGATTGGCGTCATGGCAATCGGTGATTTCGTTGCGCTCAAGGTCGCGCTCAGTGTTCCACGGAACGCGCGACACAACGCGGCCCGTCTCAGACTTCACGGTGATGTAACGACCGCCCTCAGATTGGCCCGTTACTGCCCAATGGCCTTTAGTAAACTTCGCTTCGCTCATCTTCGTCCCCTCTCAGTGCGAACCTGATGTGAGACAAGGTATAGCAGGACTAAACGACGAGCACAAGCAAATTGTAACGCACGGCTAAACTTTTTTAAGGGATCAGGAGGCGCGCTTAAGGGCTTTGAGAATCTCGACCGCCTGCGCCTTGCCTGCGGGCGTCAAGGAATCGTAAATCGACCATATGCCCTCCGGGTCGGTCGGGTCTCTCATAAGTAGGTCTTGCGGCTCGCACGATAATGCGTCAGCCAGTGCTTCTAGCATCGGTTGTGTATATGCGACCGCGCCATTCTCTAATTGCGATAGCGCGCCCTTGGTCACGCCAACCCGCTCGCCTAGCCGTTCAAGGCTGAGGCCCCGGTGCTTCCGCCATGCGCGGATAAAGGTTGCGCGCTTGGTTTTGAAGTTGGTTCGTACCTTTCCCAT